TGTCGCCAACTGTCACTGACGGCTTGGGGATCACAAGCACATCATCGCGCAAAACAGAATACTGGTACGCGTTAATGAACTGAGCCTCACTCAACCCGCCGCCGATCATGAAGGCACCGTGGACTGTCATCAGCTGACCCCTGCGCCTGACACAAACCATCGATCCGTGCCGACCTTGACGAGCGTTGCTGCAGCGTTGGCTGCGATGGTGCGTGTGCCTGTGCTGGCGCTGCCGGCGAGTTTGAGCGTGACGCCGCCAGCAGGTGTGAGGCTGATGCTCGCGGTGCCGTCGTTGATGATCGGGATCACGGCTCCGATGCCGATGGCTGTGGTCGCGTTGGTCGGGATGTTGATGACCTGCGCGCCGCTGTTCTGGCTGTAGACGAGGCTGTACTCATCCACCAGCGCGAGCGTGTAGGTGCTGCTCTGCGTGTTGAGGATCAGCTTGCGGAACCCGAGCGGGTACGTCACCCCGCCGAGGCGCACCAGCGCGTCGGTTGGGGTTGTCCAGATGTCGCCGTTAACAGGGGACGTCGGCGCGGTCCCATGGGGCACATTCAGCCCTGCGCCGCCGGTGGCGCTGGCAACTGTAGTCAGGCCGCCCGTCATCGTGCCGCCGTTGCCGCCCGCCCTGCCCGCCGTGAACGTGCTCACGCCGAAGTTGCCGATGACGCTCAGTGTCGTGGTCGAGATCGTCTCAGCCGTACCGCCCGCCGCCGTGCTTGCCGCGTTGCCCGCCGCGCCGCCGCCCGCGTTCGCCGCGCCCGAGATCAGGATGAGGTTCGCCGCCGTCGTGTTCGGCGCGATCGACACGTACGAGCGGTTGCCCGCGCCGCCCGCGATCGTCGCCGCGCCGCCAGCGCCCGCGCCGCCCGCCTGCACATAGATAGTGTCGGGCAGGAACGCCAACGGCATGATGAGACGCGCCGCAGCGCCGGACCCGCCGCCGCCGCCACCACCGCGCGCCGTGCCGGTCGCGCCGGTCATACCGCCGCCGCCACCACCGCCACCGCCCACCGCGAGGATGAATGCCATCGTCTTGCCGCGAGGCTTCTGCCACGCGACGAACGGTGGCGAGCCGCGACCGACGCCGCTGAAAAACGTGGCGTGCGCGTTCGTCGTCGCAGGCAGACCGAAGAAGTCTTGATTCATCAGTAGTCCCCGCCGTAGGCGGATGCGTGCCAGAGCGTGTTCGCCGCCGCCGCGTGGTGCATCGAGAAGAGAAGATGCTGGCCCGGCTCAAGCGCGAACCCGAGGTTGATGTCGATGGGCTGAGCCGCCGCCGACGCGCTCGCCGCCGTCACGGACGCCGCAGCCGCCTCGGCGATGAGGCATGTGTCGCTGCTCGTCGTGGAGCCGCTCGATTGCGTCGAGACGAACAGGCGGATCACGCTGGCCGTCGTCGAGGTCGCCGCAGCCGTCGCGGCAGGCTGGAATCGCACGCGGTTGACGAACGACCCGTTCGTGGAGTCGGCGCTGGCAAGGAGCATGATGTCCGTGCCGATCGTGCCGGAACCGTCGCTGTCCGCGTTCGCCGTGCTGGAGGATGTCCACGTCGCGGTTCCGAGGAGCGGCTGTCGCGTGAAGATGGGGATGGTGTTCGCTGCCATAGGTCAGAATCCTGCATAGCCGTTGGTGACGGCCCATATGTAGCCGATGTTCGGACGGAAGGTGATCGTGTCGGTGCTGGCGTTCGTCTCGATGACGGTGCCCTCGCCCGCCGCGAGCGTGAGCGTGTCGGTCGTGGAGTCCGCAACGACATCGGACTGGCCCGAGACGGCGATGGTCGAGAAAAGGTTCTGGTCGCCGGAGTTTGTGCCGGAGAGCGTGGTGTCGCCGGACAGCGTGAGCGTGCGGCTGGCGTCGCCGGTCGTGACGGTCAGCGTGCGGTTCGCGGTGAGGTTGGAGCCGGGCTTGATGAATAGGTAATGCGATCCATCGGTGTCCTCCACCGAAAGCCCGTAGTTGGCAATGCGGATCTCTTCGACGCCCGTGACAAGCCCGGCGTCATCCACGGCAAAGACGCCGTTGCAACTAATGCCCTCGGTCAGCGTCAGCGTCCCGCTGTCGCTCAGCGTCGCGTTCGAGTCCTGCACCAGCTTGCCCGTCGTCGTGTCGAACCGCACAAGCGCGTTGTCCGTCGCCGACGCGGGGCCGACCACATCGCCCGTGCCGCCCGACACGCTCAACGTCGTCCCGCTCATCGAAAGGCCGGAGCCGAGCGAGATCGCCGCGACGTTGCCCGACGAGCCGCGACCGATCAACTGCGACGTGCTCACCGCGATCTGGTCCGGCGCGCCCGCCGTTCCCGTCGCACGGACGAGGAACGAGTACGCCGCGACGTTCTCCATCTTCGTGTACGCGATGCCCGCCGAACCGTCGATGTAGGCGTTCGTGATGAACCCCATTGAGAGGTTCGATCCGTTGTACAGGAGCGTCGTGTTTGCTACGGACGGGACGAGTTCCTGACCCGCGCCCGCCGTGGACGCGCGATACAGGATCGCGGGACCGCTCGTGAACGTGATCGTGGACGTGCCCTGCGTGTGCGACGTGTTCGCCTTGCCCGTGTCGAGCGCGTCAAGCGCCTCCGTCACGTCCGCGCCGGTCACGTTGGAGTCGTTGACGATCGCGGTCGAGCCGAGCGTCGAGAGCGCCCACGCCGATCCGTTGTAGACGAACACGTTGTTCGCCCACGCGCCGGACGTGGAGAGCTTCGCGGCCGTGACCGCGCCGGACGCGATCTTGCCGGACGTCACCGCGCCGGAGTCAATCGAGATCGTCGCGCCGCCGCCAGATACGGTCACGTCGCCGTAGTCGCCGTCGCTCAGACCTCCACCGCCGCCGCCGCCGCCCGACAGCGTTCGCATCACGTTGTCATCGCACAGCACGTACGCGATCGGAGAAGCGCCCGCCGCGATGTTCAGGACGATCTCGCCCTTCTCGATCGCGCGCGTCGTCCCGTCCGCCTGAAGGATCTGCGTGTCCGGCGTCGGCACGCGACCCGCGACCGTCGTGTTCGCATGGACGTACGGGCCGTCGCCGACCTCCTCGTTGAGCGCGACGATCTCGCTCGCCGCCTCCAGCGCGGACACCAGGTATTCCGAGATGTAGTGCTCGATCGCGTCGCGAATGTCCGCCCCGTCGATCGCCGCCGTTCCCGCGATCTGCGACGCCGTGAAGTACGGCGCGAGGTCCGCCGTCTCGTCGTCAAAGTCGATCGTCAGCCCGGCCGACACGATGCTCGCGTGCAGCACGCCCGACGCCGACCGCCACTCCGTCGAGGCGTTCGCCGCCGACCAGAGCGTGTCGCCGAGGTTGTTCGTCTGGTAGTACGAATCGTGCGACGGCGACGGGCTGGCCTCGCCGGTCGGATCGTCGTCGGCCAACAACTGACGCCCGAAAAACTTGACCTCGTAGGCGTGCCGAACTTGGTCGATGCCCTTCTGCACGCTGGACGACGAAGCCGCACGCGAGAGCGTCGGGTACGTGGACCAGTAGTAGCGAGCCGAGTCCCACACCCACACCTGCTCAGGCGATCGCACGTCGGGCGTGTCCGCGTCCGCCGCGCGGAAGATCGCGCCGACGATCTTCGACGCACGCTCCGCCGGGTCCGCGTTGAATCGCGCCGTCCAGTGGTTCCGCTGCGAGAACACGCCCGTCGCAAGGTCGGGCGCCTGCGGACTCAGGAGGACGATCAGCGCCACGTCGCGCTCCGCGTCGTCGGCAAGCGACACGTCCGCGTCCGCCGCCAAGTCGCGCACTCGCCGGTACTGGTAGCACACGCTCGCGGTCGTCGCCTCTTCCCACTGGCGAAGCATCCCCGCCTCGAAGTCCGTCGCCTGCGTCACGCCGCCCGCGCTCTTGCGCACGCACGTATCACTGAACGCCTCCCACGCGTCGATCGCGTCCGAGTAGTCCACGCCCTCCGGCCACGGCGAATACCAACTCAGGCCGTCCGCCGTCGCGCCTCGCTGCGCGCGCATCAGGCCCGGCAACGGCCCGTTCGCATCGACCTGCTGATCCGCGACATCCTCGTGCGTGATGTGGCTGCCGGTCGTCAGCCAGTACGAACGCGACGCCGACGAGCGCACGCCCTCGTACGGGACGCCGTTCGCCGAGTTGGAGATGCCCCATCCCGGCGTCGCGTAGTGGATGAAGTTGACGCAGCCGTTCGACGTTGCGTACGTCGCCACGTCCTGCCACAACTGCTCCGCGACTTCCTTGTACTCGGTGATCGTGGTCGATCCGCTGACCGTGCCGGCCGACTGCCGCGTGAACTCCGTCTGCACGATCGTCGCGTACTGGCCCGCGCCATACCAGTCCGTCGAAGGCGTCGCGTCCGTGTCGGCGCTCAGGATCGCCAGCCACGGGAACTCGATGTTTGCCATGACGGAATACTTCTGCGAGTCCGTCAGCGCATCGAACGCGGACACGAAGCCCGCGTAGGTCTGCCCGCCGCCAATGACGATCATCGGCGTCGCACAGGCGTTCACGCGCGCGGCGAACGCGGCGTAGTCGTCGTGCGACGTTGAGAGCGCGATCAGGCGCTCCGCCTCGGCGAACAGTTGGACAGCCATCAGAACACCCCTCCGTGCCGCGTCGCGTCAGCCGCGATCGTGATGTCCACGCGACCGCGCGACGTGTTGTTCGTCGCCGTCACGGTGACGTTGGAACCCTCGATGAAGTTGATGTTGGCGCGCGTCGCCACCTGCGTCCCGTTCTTCGACACGCGGATCGCGGCGCGCGGGTCGGTGATGACCACCTGCTCGCGTCCGCCCTGGACTACGACGGTATCGCTCATCGCTTTGTGTCTCCGTGCATCACGAGCGTCCCGCGAAGAAACGTGTGCTCGCTCGTTCCGTTCACGCCGACGAGATCGAACTGCACCTGACACGACTCGCCGTTCGTGCCGCCCGCGTCGGTGAACATCGTGGCCGACTGCGTGTTCGTCACGATCCAGTCCGCCGAGAGGTCGTCGCCCGCCACCGTGATCCCCGATCCCTCGGTGAGCGTGAGCAACGCGGCCGACGAGTCGGTGCGGATGCGGAAGACGATCGACAGCGTGTAGTCCTCAAGGGACTGCGCATCGCCGTCGCTGTCCTTCCAGATGAAGGTTCGCTCGAACGAGTCGCCGGCCGTGATGTGAAAGCGGATGCGTTCTTCGGTCATGGCGACTCCTGCAAAGACCGGCGCACGGGTGTTTCACCGTGCGCCGGGTTCGGATGTGGGGATCAGAAGCCGACTGCGCAAAGGTCCGCAGTCAGGATCTTCGTCGCCGTGGTGCCGGTCGAGATGACCGGCGAGAGCGCGGCGGTGACGGCGTTCGACATCACCTGACGGCCGACGTATCGGCCATCGACGTACGCCTCAAGAAGTCCGGTCGTGGCACGAATGCCGATCCGGTACCACGTTCCGGCGGTGAGCGTCTTCACGTCCGTGACGGCCGTGTTGGCGCTGCCGCTGTAGGAAACGAGGTCCATCTTGTCGTCGGTCTGGATCAGGACGCCGCAGCCGTTCGCGGTCAGCGCGCCTGCGCTGAACGTGGCGGACTGGTTGGCGACGAGAGCCTGGAGGCCGATGAAGTACGAGCCGCCGGTCACGAACTTCACCCACCACTCGCAGAACGTGAAGTCCGACGCGGAGAGGATGTAGTTGGCGTAGGGCTGGCAGAGACGACCGCCGCCCGATGCGTGCGGCGTGATCGTCATGGTGCCGAAGCGACCCGCCTCGCTTGCGGCGGTCTGAACGAAGGTGGCCGTGTTCGCCGTTTCGTCGCGGACGATCCACGGGGTAGTGATGGAGGCGGTCGTGCCGAAGGTGAACACGTCGTCCACATGGATGCGGCCCTTTGCGGGAGCCGAACCCATGCCCTGAAAGACGTTGGCCAACGACGCGCCGTTGTATGTTGCGTTGCTCATGGGAGATCAGTTCCTTTCTGTTACTCGGTCGGGAGCGCCGAGAAGGACAGGGCCGAGGCGCTGTCGCCGAGGATGAACTGCTTACGACGGTCGTAGCAGACGAGGTTCCAAGTGAGGTCGATGAACGTCTTGAACACGCTCGGCTGGCCCGACTCGGGCTTGTGGTTCTGCTCGACCATGTTCTCGCCTTCGAGGATCGCGACCTTGAACGAACTCCAGTCGATGCCGACGATGATGTTCTGGTTCGCGTAGTCGAAGTACGGGCAGTACACGACCGGCGCACGGTTCACGACCGCAGAGCCGAAGAACGGCGTGAGGTTCGTGCCGGTGAGCGAGTCGTTCTGGTTCGCGAGCGCGAGTTCCAGATAGTCGAGCGTGCCGGAGTTGGTGTAGAGCGCGCGCGTGATGTCGTTGCCGTACTGGTTTCGCGAAGCGCCGATGACGCCCTTGAAACCGGACTTGCGCATGATGCTGCGGATCATGATGAGCGGGTTGTCGCCGCCCGAGTCGTAGACCTGCGTGCTCGTGTCGGCGAGCGTCATCTTGCCCGACCAGTTGCGCCAACGGCTGTACGTCGCCGGGCTGATGCCCGCAACGTCCGAGAGGCCGGCGGGAATGTCGTCGTTGAGCGCGATGTTCGCCACGCCGCCAGACGCCGCGTTGTCGTACAGGATGTAGTTGAACACGCCGAACGGGTCTTCGCCGTCCGTGCTGGCCGCAGCGCCCCAGCCCTTCGTCTCAAGGTGCTCGCCGAGTGACGTGAGCGCGTCGGCCCGACGTTCCGCGACGAGATCGACAACCTTGTTCAGGCTGCCGCTGTTCATGTTGATTTCCTTGCGGTCGATCGCGTACTGCGTCCGCGTGTGCTTCCAGCCGACCGAAGCCTGCTTGACCACATCGCCGACGTTGACGCTCTCGCTCGCGAAGAGGCCCGTCTGGTGGGCCGCGCCGCTGTGCTTCACGCGGACGTTCCACTGAACGCCGGTGCCGCCGCCGAAGGTCTGCGCGCCATCCTTGACGAACATGTTCGCAAAGAGGAAGTCCTGCAACGAGGACGACGCATCCGTGATCTTGAGCCGACCGAGATCCTTCTGTGTGGAAGCGATCAGGTCAGCAATGTCTTCTGCTTGAAGAATGGGCATGACTGCCTTTCAGTTAGGAGTTGCGGGCGTTGATCTCGCGTTCCTTCTCACGCATGGTCGCGTAGGCGCGTTCCTTGCCGTGCGGAAGTTCGCGCTCCTGTCGGGGCGCTGGACGCGAGATCATTTGGGCCTGACGCGCACGAACGGGCGCAGCCCGTGACGCGGCGAGTTCATCGGAGAACTCCATGCGCACGGCGCGTTCGACCAACTCCGCATCCGGCGGAATGGCCTGCCCCTTCGCTGCGTAGCCCGCACGAAGTACCTCGACCGACGTGCGCAAACGCTGACGGTTCGCCTGCTCCTTCGAGCCAGGGTCGATCCAGCGTTCGCGACCGAAGATCGCTTCGTGTCCGCTGCGGATGGCGAGATCGTCGATCGCGTCGGGTACGCGCTCGATGCGAGCCTCCAATGCGCGGATCTGCGCCTTGAGCGCCGCGATCTCGTCGGAACCCACGTCGCCGTTCCCTTCGGCGGTATCGGGTTCCGGCTCGGTCGCGGCCGGTTCGGGCGCTGCCGCAGGCTGCTTCGCGGAGAGAGCAAGCTCGATCTTCGCAAGCAACCCGGTTTCGATGAGGCCAGCGGCCTCCTGATCGGTGAATCCAAGAGCCTTCGCGCGGTCAACGGCCGCACTGAACTCGGCGGCGGGCATCTCGGCCGGCTCGTCGCCAGCCGTGTCCTCGACTTCCTCCTCGGCCCGCTCCGCCGCCTTCTCGTCCATCAGCTTCGCGACGTTCGCCTTCGCGGTGGCGATCGCCTGCTCCATCGGCGTGGGCGTGGGGGTTTCGGCCGGCGTGTCGTTCTTGGTGGTTTCGTCAGACATAGGAGAGTTTGTCCAGTAGTCCCATAGCCTTCAGCGCCTTGCGCCGGTGCTCGTGGCTGGTGAAGATCGCCTTGCCGCTCTTGGTGAACTCGACGTTCACGCCGCACTTGCGGAGGTGCGCGCGTTCCTCCGCGATCTGGCTCGGAAGTACGCCCGCCGCCGCCGACTCAAGAGGCCACTGCGCCGAAACGCGGCGCTGCGATTCGGACGACGGCGCGAACTCGCGGCACCACGTCTCGCCATCGATCTCGTAGACCTCACGGCCTTCGGTGTCTAGGCCGCGAGCCATGCCACGGAACACGGAGTACGGAACCTCAAGCGTCCGGCGGTCGCCCGAAACGGGGTGATAGAAGTCGTACGTCGGCATCGCACGCGATCTTATACCGATCTCGCGCGAACGTGCAACGATCTTCGGCGAATTATCGACCCACCATCGCGTCCTGCTGCGGGGTCACGTTGCCGCCGAGGAGCCGTTGGGCAACCACGTTGTCCCGCGCGGAGCGTGTCCCGCCTGACGGGACACTCTTGCGGACGTACTCGCGCCGCGTAACCGGGGGCTTGCCGGGAGACGGAGAGGCGGGTTCGGCTCCCGACTCCGCTGCGCCGCCCGGCGAAAGCCCCGCGATCTGGTCCGAGGGGACAACGATCGTCCCGATCTCGGGGTTGTCCGTCAGTTCCGCGATCGTGTTCATCAGCCCCGCCACGTCGATCTTCATGCCGCCGGCCTCCACCGCCGGAACCAGCGGCAGAAGCACCTGCTGCACCGTCGTCGTCAGCGTCCGCAGGCGCGCCGCGTTCGACGTGTCCATCATGCTCGTCGGCACGATGTCGAACGCCATCTCAAGGAAGTCCGCTTCCTCGCGGTCGCGCGGATCGACCGACACCGGAATCGTGATTCCCGAGTCGCCGATCGGCTTGTTGACCATGTACTTCTTCACCGGGTCGTACCAGACCCACGCCGCGATCGACTCCGTGACGCGCTTGGCGAACATCACCGTCGTCGTCCGCATGTCCTCGATCGTCTGCGACGCCGACTCCTTGATGAGTTCTTCCTGCCCGAGCGTGCTGGCCGACTGCGACAGGCCGCCCTGCGCGTCGAGATTGCCCGCCATGTAGGAGAAGCGGTCGATCAGGTTGATCGAGAACGCAAGGTTTGTCGGGTCCGCGCCGCCGTACTTGTACTCCTTCACCGCGTCCGGCCGGTCCATCTGGATCAACGCACCGTCCGGCGCGTTCATCACGTTCTCGGCGTCCTCCTTCGCACCGCCCTGATAGCCGATCACCGTCTTCTGCCGGCCGCTCTGCTTGTCCAACTTCCGATAATTGCGGTTGATGATGTCGTTGAGGTCGCGCAGCGCCGCGATCGGCGGCAGCTTCATCAGCCCCTTGCCCTTGCCAAAGCTCAACGCCTGATACGGCCCGCATTCCGGCCCCTGCCACTCGACCGTGCGCACCGGATCGCCGACCGGCAACCCGTCGCGGCCCGAGACGAACGTGCAGACCACGCTCTCGCGCGGCTTCCAGATGTCCCACAACTCGATCATCGGCTCCGCGTCGCGCTCGTCCGTCCGCGCCACACCCGACAGCCACTCCGCGAACGACTTCACGTTCACGTTGCCGAACTCGTCCGTCGTCGTCGGAGTCTCGGTCGGCTTCAACTCGCGTGACCGCTTGAACAGCTTCGAGTCCATCACCGCCTCATACGGCAGGACGTACCGATCGCCGACGTACGCCATCGCCTCGAAGCGACCCGCCGCCATGTCGAGCACCAGATCATCGAAGTCCACCGCGTCGCAGAACGGAAGCCCCGCGTCGTGCAGGTAGCCCGCCTGCTCGCCCAACTCCTCCTCCGTGATGCCGACCTTGACCACGCCGACCGGACACGTCAGCGCGTCGAACGCCGCGTCCTGCAACGCGCTCGCCAAGTCGATCTCGCGGATGACCTGCTCCATGACAAGTTCGAAGTCCTTCGCGAGCGGCTTCCACTTCCGGTCCTTCGGCGACACGCGCACGGTCGGCGCTTTAGCCACCAGGTTTCGGAGCCAGATGCGCACGGTCAGTTCGAGCATGTTCACCGGCTGCGCAATGGCCGTCGATCCGTCCGCCCAGTGCGCGCCGTACATGATGCGCACCGTCTGCTGCCGCTTGCGGCGGAACGGCTCCATCGTCTTGCGCGACCACCGCACCGCCTTGAGAAGTCGTCCGTAGTCCTTCATACCTCAGCCTCCAAGCGTGCGAACTCGCGTTGCCGCTGCCGTTCCATGAATGCCCGACCGAACTCGCCCAACTGACGCTCCTCGCGCACCGGCTGGCCGGTCGGCCCGAGTCCGTCCATCAGCACGACCGCGACGAACGACATCGCGCTCGCACGGTCGCCGTGATTCGTCTTCGCGCCCGATGGGTCCATCCCCTGCGCGCCCTTGTGCTCCACCTTCCCGTCCGGCGTGTACACGATCTCGCGGCACTCCGCGAGCGCGAGCGACGACCGAACGAGCATCCGCTGTTGCTCCATCAGCATCCGCAGCAGGTTGAAGTGCCGGATCTTCTCCTCCTTGTTCTGGAAGAGTCCGATGAAATCCGTCTCCGGCCGGTTGTGCTGGCCTTCCTTGCGCCGGAAGTAGAACTTGCGATACCCGTACTTCCAGCACAGTTGCCCGTACGTCACGCCGGGACCGACGTTCTCGAACACCATCGTCGCCTCGCCGTCCAGCCCGCCGAACCACCGGCCGACCGCGCATGCAAGGCTCGCCAGATCGTGCGGGTAGATCGCAGGATCTACCAACTCCGCGACCTGCTCGCCGGTCAGACGGTCGAACACCTGGATGACCGAGTTTGACGCGCCCGTGCCGGTCGAAACGTCCACGCCGATCACGTACCGCCGATCGGCCGGGAACCGCCCCGCCGCGTCCGGCGTGCGCCACAACTTGATGTTGCCCTCGCGCGTCTCGACAAACTGGCCCGGCACACCGTCCGCGTGCTGCAACCGACCCATCAGGACCGGCAACCGGACGTGCTGACCCATCTTGTTCAGCGACTCGTACTGGAAGAACGAGCCGGCCGCCGCCGTGTAGTCGATGTCCAACTCACGCGCGACCTCAAGCGATGTCGCGCAGCGCTTTTCCTCCACGTCGTACCACGGTGATCGCACCTTGCCACCAGGCGTCGTGTACTTCCCGACAGCCTTCTCGGGATGCGACGACCAGTGCAGCGTCAACTTTGCAAAATTGGGGTTGTTTGCGATCGACTCGAACGCGCCAGGAACAAGCCCGAGCGTCGAGTTGAAGATGCGGCACCGAGTCGTGTCGCGCGTCGCCGACAGCACCGCCCAACCCGCCTGCTGCTCGTACGCCGCGAACTCGTCCACGAGGATCGACGTGCGGCGGTCGCCGCGCGCAAGGTTCTCCGTGGACGACTCGCCGTTGATTGTGTTCCCGTTCTCCTCGTTCGTCAGCCGCCCGAACGTCCGCGTCACACCCTCGCCCCGAGCGGGCAACAGGTAGTTCGGCTGGTTGTTCAGGATGTGGTCAATCTTCCAGAAAAGCGCCTTCGGATTACCGGACGCATCGACGTACTGCTCGTTGCGGCTCGCCACAAGGAACGTCCGGTCCTCCTGAAACTGCCAGTTCCAGCCGTACGAGAACAGGATCATCCACGACGCGCCCATGTCGCGGCTCTTGTCGATCACCAGATCGTGCGGCGCGTCGATCGCGGCGCAGATCCGGTCGATGCCGTCCCGCTGGTACGGGTACTCGATCATCGGGATCGTCGCCGGCTTCCGGCGCGGGTCGTACGTCCAGCAGAACGTATTGATCCAGAAATGGATGTCCTGCCGGCACATCTCCCACAGCGCGTCGGCCGCGTCCTGCGACTCCCAACCCCATTGCACAACCTCGCGGCGATACTTGAGGTTCTCCACGTACGCGGTCGGCGGGATCAGGGCAAGGTCAGTCGTCATCCTCGGGTTTCTCGTTCGCCTCCAGCGTCACGTTCTGCCGCACGGCGTCCGCGAGGAGCGCCCCAAGCCCGACCTTGATGACCGGATTCCCGCGCGACCACCACCGGGTCAGCCAACTTCGATCGTCGTCCATCTCGGTTATCGCGCAAACGAACGCGATCGAGCGGCGATCTAGCTCGTCCATGAGGGCATCCGTCGTGATCTCGCGTAGATCGTGCATGGCGGGATGCTACCGCCACCGTCCGCGTTCTGCACCAAAAACCACGCGAACGGATCGCAGATCCGCGTCGCCGCGTCATAATCGCCCGCAAGAACCATGACCAACAAGAAGGCACTCATCCTCGGCTACGCCATCGGCGCGCTCCTCGGAACCGCCATCGGACTCCTCCTCATCCTCGCCGGAGTCGCCTGATGCTCAAGGTCTACGTCGCAGGCGCGTACCGATCCGCCACCGAGGACGGCGTGTTCAACAACATCGTCATCGCCCGCGAAACCGCCGCCCGACTGTGGGAAGCCGGCTACGCCGCGTTCTGCCCCCACCTCAACACCGCGTTCATGGGCGGACTCGTTCCCGACGAAACGTTCCTCGAAGGCGATCGCCTATTCCTCGCCGCGTGCGATGTCCTCATGCTCCTGCCCGGCTGGCGAAACTCCGCCGGCGCGAATGCCGAACGCGACTTCGCCATCCTCCGCAATATCCCCGTCG